CAAGCGGAAGCGGGATCAATAAATCCACTCTTCATCGTTGGAGGAATGAGAAGGAGGACTTCGCAGAGATGATCGATCAAGCGATCGGAGTAAGTGAGTCCCGTCTCATCACTGAGATCTCAACCAATGAGGATTGGAGAGCGAAGGCTTGGATCCTGGAGAGACGCTTTCCCGAGCGATGGAGTAAACGAGAGCAGATCGACATGAATGTCTCCAAGTCGGAAGGATTGGAGGAGATCAAGTTGATGATGAAGCAGACCGATCATCTACTCGGAATTGAGAATCGCGAGGATGGAACAAACGAAGATCCAAATCAAGACGAAGATTAGTTCATAGTCAGACATGATATACCAAAGAGAGAAGAACAATGAATCAAAGTAGACAAAGGGAGATACCTCTCCTTCATACTATACAAAGGCAGGAAAGCAAAATGAATCATCACGCAGGACGAGGATATCGATTTGAGATGGAAGTCCTCGGAGCATTCAAAGCCGCGGAGATATATGTTGCACATCAAGATCATATTCAAATGATCGCAGGAGGAAAAGGATATTGCGATGGATGGATTGAGGAGAAGGATCCAAGCTTTGAGAATCCTCTTAAGCTTTGTGAGATTGAGGTCAAGTTGAGAAGTTGTGTCGGAAGGGAGCCGCGGGAGGTCCTCATTGAGACTCTGAGTGATCGCTCCGCAAAGTCATTCCTCCAACACGCTCTTCATAAAGATCGATCCAATCGAAGGAGAATCGTAGTCCATGGATTTACTATGACTTTAGATGATCAACGATCTCATGGAGTGTGCTCATATGATCAGTATGGATGCATCGCAGTTGTATATCTTCAGAAACAATGGAACCGTTTTGGAGAATATCGATTCCGACAAGCGATTCGATTTTATGATAACTTCCATTCCTTCAATGATGATCTTTATCAATCGACTGATCTGGATGATTACTTCGATCGACTATATGGAGATCAATCAATCCAACCTTATCTCGACATGATCAATCAAAATAGACTCCATGAGCTTGTATCTCATATCTCTTTAAGGTTGAGTGATCATCTAGAGCAATACACTGCGACTCAACAACTCCTCCTCCTTAAGATCTTGAATCATCAAATATCTATTGGATACAATGTCCCTTTTAAGAGTCTTTCTTTTATCCTCAAGAATCCAAACGCTTCGGGCTTTCTTCGTCCGTTTATGGATAAAGGATGGATCTTGAGGAATGGGAGGAACTACAAAGTCGACTTTGAAGCGATCGTCCGAGATCTCTTTGTAAGTAAGATGAAGATCAATATTCAAGATATCTTTCAAAGAATAGGACTAGACTTTAGTGAGACGCTCTAATCATCCACTTGAGGAGATGATGGAAGATCTCCATAAAGATCATCATGTACACTGGATCAATATTGCTTCGGAATATTCCAACGATCCCGAGAACCTAGTCCAAGCCGCTCTCGTTCGTCTATGGGAGAGGAGAGATCGATTCGAATGGATTGATCCATGGAAGACTCACTTGATGATTAAGCAGGAGATTAAATGGATGGGAGGAGAGGAGGAGAAGTGTTGGAAGAATCAATTTATTGGAATGGAGAGAGAGTGGGATACTCGTTCTCCTGATCGGACGGATGAGTCGGATTATTGGCTTTATGGAGAGCAGCTCCGAGATCGACTCAAACGACATCGAAGAGGAAGTCTCGCGATCTACTTTGATCTACACTATCTTCAAGATCTGACATATGACGAGATCATCCAAGAGAAGGGATATAGTCGGACGACTCTCTTCAATGCATTCTCAGAGATAAGGAAGCTTTTAAAAGATGAACTTACAACTTAATGAACTTCAGCAAAACATAATCGCAAGGATAAGGAGGAGAGACAAGGTGATCTCCGCGCGATGTGGATGGGGATCGGGAAAGACGAGCGGACTTGTCTTCGCTCTTTGGTTTATCAGTCGGATCCGTCCTGGTCAATCATCCCTCCTCATCACAGATACCTCTCCAAGGTATCGATCCGTTTTAGGTCCCGAGTTGGAGAAGTGGCTCGGTCCTTTGGGATGGACTTTTAATTCTTTGGAGATGAAGTGGAGTTGTCCTATAACAGGATCTTCCATATGGTGTCGATCCTACTTCCGACCAGGAACGAGAGAAGCGACTCACAATCCACTTGAAGGATTGAACATCACAAGTGGAGTCGCGTTGATCGATGAATGTCAAACATTCCGATCCGATGAGGTAGCTCAGAAAGCTCTCGGTCGTCTACGCGCGGGTCCATCTCCAATCCTCATCCTCGTCGGACTTCCTGTCTCGGATGCTTGGTGGTGTCATCTAGCAGAGAAAGCAGGATACAATCCTCTCCTCTTTACATCCTATGTGAATCAAGACAACTTGTCGGATGATTGGTTTGAAGCGACTAAACTCCTTCCCGAGGAAGAGCGGCTCGCTATGGTGATGAATCAACCTAGACCTCCAAGCGGATTGATATACAACGAATGGACGGAGAGTCATGTGATCGATGGATTTAAGTACAAGGAGGAGATGACAGGAAGGATCGCGATTGACTGGGGATTCAGAAAACCGAGTGTCCTGATAATGGTCTATGATGAGGAGCGGGAAGCGACTGTCATTATCCATGAGATCAATCCGCAGGAAGTCACGATCGCGCAGCTCTCCAAGCTTATCCTCTCGATCGCGTGGCCTCGCAAGTTGAAAGACTCCGCTCCAGGTCCTCGCATATGGTTGGACAGTGGGATCGCAGACAAAGCGGGAGCCGCTCGGAATGATCAAACAGGAAGAACGGCATTCAGGGAGATTATGAAAGCTCCCGATCAAGGAGGGATTGGACTTCCTCTTCGATATACGACCGATCCCGTATTGACTAACGTCCTTAACGGAATCCAAAAACTTAAGCGCGCCTTCGCTCGGAAGAAATATCTTTGTACTAGAGAGGTATGGACGAGAGGAGAAAGAGCGGTCGGAAACTCATTTCGAAAAGCAATCCTCTCCTATGGATGGACTCCAACGAAGGACGAACCGAAGAAGGATGGACGAGAGGATCCTTTGGACGCTCTTCGCTATGATTGCATCATCCATCATTGGAGTGACCTCTCCACTCCATCATACTCTCCAACCTCCCGAGCTAAAAGACAAGAGAGACGGACTCGGAGGATTGGACGAAAGGAATCATTTTGACGTGGATACTACCAAAGAACTTACACACATCTCCTTATGTGCAGGATATGGAGGGATTGACCTTGGACTTAAACGAGTCATCCCAAATCTGCGGACAGTCGCTTTTAGTGAGATCGAAGCCTACGCAGTCGCGAACTTGGTTGCGAAAATGGAAGCGGGACTCTTGGACGTCGCTCCTATATGGACGGATCTTAAGACCTTCCCATTCGTCGAGTTTCGTGGAAGAGTGGACATCCTCTCTGGAGGCTTCCCTTGTCAACCGTTCTCAGCTGCGGGACGTCGAAGAGGAGATGAAGATCCTCGACACCTCTTCCCATATATCAAGCGAGGAATCGCTCTTCTCAGACCTTCCGTTGTTTTCCTTGAGAACGTCGAAGGGATCATCTCCTCAAAGCTCGGAGAAGGATGGAGCGATCGAAGAGGAACGTCCGTTCTCCTTCATGTTCTCCGAGAGTTGGAAAGATTGGATTATAAAGCGACGGCGGGAATATTTAGTGCGAGAGAGATCGGCGCTCCACATCAAAGAAAAAGAGTTTTTATCATGGGCGTCTCCGATAAAAGAGGACTACAAAAAACGAGGACCGAACTCACGACAGCAAGGACTCCCGAATCAAATCTTGATGTCTTCCCAAGTCGAAGAGGAGAAGATCAAAAAGAATGGGAGCCAAAGAGAACAATTAAATCCTCGTTGGGTAGAGACGTTGATGGGAGTTCCGATTGGATGGACTATGACGACGTGTGTGAATCCGTATGTAATCGAACGGACGAACTCAGACTCCTCGGGAATGGAGTTGTACCTGCGACAGCTGCGAGAGCCTTCCGAGTCCTTTGGAAAGAAATAAAAAAAGACTCCGAACTAGGTTGAATCTCAAAGAAAAAAACTACTCTCTAATCAATAAGTAAAATTGGTTAAAGTAAAAAAATGATTCTAGTCGGAGTCTTGAGGCAATTTATAAACTCTTGATAAACTTGTCAATATGTTTTATCTTCTAGATTAAAG